TACGGGTTAGCCGTGGCGCTATTGCTGGCGTAAGTGAATGACTGGACGTGACGCACGTTCATATCCACGTCCTGGAACACCACAATGCGAGTGCCGCCGCTGGTGCTCAGGCTGTATGGGTCAACCATCATGTCCAGGCCGGACCACATGGCGATGATGAAATCAGCCCAGTTGCCGAAGAAATAATCTCCTGCAGCCAGCTGGTTCGTCACGTCTGTTTCGTAGCCGTTGATGGTGTTGCCTTGTTCCCAGATGGTTTGCGAACCATTTACGCCAGGAAATTTCAGGGTTGTTTTTGCGGCGCCGCGAGCGGTCGCATTGATGACGTAGGACATGCGACCCACGTCAGCATCGGCGGCAGCCACAGCGGTTTCCATCTGCACCAGTTCGGAAAACGCTGCATTGGATGCGGCGAGCGCCACGGCATGAATGCCGGTTTGCTGCAGCAAGCCTTTAGGCTGGTTCGATGCGCCGCTTCCGTACAGTACGGCCTTATCCAGCGCCAGCGCCATGATGCGCAGCAGGTCATTGCGCACGATCAGTTCAGCGTCAGGCGTTGACTGCAGCATCAGACGCCTGGTAATGTCGGTGTAGGCCGCCAGGGTTTTCGGGCTGAACGAAATCTGATCAATACCCGGTTCGCCTTCGGTAGCTGCGCCGCCTTCACCTACCCAATATGCCTGAGAAGGCGCGTTCTGACGCGGAATATCAACGTTGCCAACCAGGCCGCCCATTGTGGTGACGCGCTTCAGCGCCCAGGTGCGGTGCCGAAGCAGTTCAATGAACTGGTCTGCCAGCAGGTTAGTGGCGATGGCATTCGAACCAGGACCACCGGACGGGGTAGTGGTGCTGAATGCGCGATTCAGTACGTCAGCCGGAATCATGATGCCACGCGACTGCTTGCCAGACTTGTCAGCGGCAGCGCGCGAGCATTCGAATTCGAAGGCGGCGGCTTCCTGGTATGCGCGGTTTTGCGGGTTAGCCAGGGCGCGCACTGCACGCATGATGCTAAAATTCCGCGCCTCCTGGTTGGTCAGCCCCACTTCGCCGTCGCTAACCTGGTCGCTAATCGGACGCTGGTTGCGCTGATCCGCGTAGCGTCCCAGCAGGGCACGTTGCATGTCTTGCGGCGATGCGCCGCTGGCAATGTGCTCCAGCGCCATGTCGTTTGCGTCGTACTGACGGCCCATTTCTGTCAGTTCGCGAACGCGAGCGCGCTCTGTGTCGGCGCCGCGAGCCTGTGCGGCCTGCGCAGCTTCGTTAGCGCGCTCCAGCACTTCCAGCACCTGGGTGATGGCGCCGCTGTCGTCAACCAGCGCACGGACAAGGTTGCCCGATGCGTCACGCAAAATCTTTTCCATGTTTTGAATACCCTTCGGGGTTGTCCGTGTTTGAATCCTCGGCTGATTGTCCGCCGACCTGCTACCGTTTTCCTCTTGTGGGATTTCCGCAGTACGTCCCACGCCTACCGTGTCGTCTGCAGGGACCGACACGAAACTGATTTCAAACGGCGTCCAGTTGGTGATGGTGTAAACGTCGATTCCGTCTCGCTCTTCGGTTAGCTTCATTCCGCTAACCAGGTATCCAACGGACACTTTCGTTATGATCCCATCGTTTACATCCTGCATTAGTTGTTCGCCTGCAGGCGAGCGACTGAATCGCACAACGGCGCGGCCCTTGCGATCTCCGTCGATACGTGCAGACTCCACCACGCCGCGCTGATCGTCCCAGTTGTGCTGCCACAGAACTGCTGCGCCGTTAGTGATGCGAGACATGTCAACCGACTCTGCGTCATGAGAAAGAATCTCTATGCCGAACCAGCGTTCGTATTCGACTTCTGAACTGAATGACAGTTCTACCGTGCGCGCATCAAGGTCAACCGCACCAATGGATGCAACGCGCTGCAGGCCACCCCTGTCTTTGATTTCTTTAAGGCGTGTCGCGATGTCTTTCATACGGCCTCTAGTTTGTTTGATTTTTTCAGGTTGTCGTTTGCTGGTATTGCCTGCAGATTCCACGGCACATGCAGCCCACTAAAAAACTCTCCACGCAGCGCCATTATGTGGTCTACGTGATATTTTATGCCCGTTTCTTTCGTCAGTCGCTGCGCTTCCGCATATACAGCCTCAATCTGCGCGAAGTGTTCAGCCGTTAGCCACGGCGGCGTAGCTTTCAGCTTCCTTGCCCGATAGCTTGCTCTACCAGCGGCGCGCTTTTCAGGATTTGAGGCGTGGTATCGCGCCTTTATATCTCGCGCCTTTTCCTGGTTTGACGCCCTCCATTTTGAGGAATAGTCAGGGTTTGCCTTGCGCCTGAGACGCTGCTTTTCCAGTTCGCTGTCTTTGTTGTTTGCGTACCATCTCGCTTTTGCAGCAAGAACGGACGACCTATTTTCTTAAATGTAGCGAGCATTGCACGACTTGCACGCGGATTTGAATCCATTGCCGCGACGGTAAAATGCATCAAAGCTCTTCACTTCCCCGCACTTGCTGCAAGATTTCATTTTGCAGCTTCCTTCGCTACGGATTCGTCGGCCTTGCTCGGCGCAGCTTCAGGCGCAGGCAGGATGCCAAAAATCACACTCACAAAATCTTCAGGGATACCGGCAGCCTTCATCTGCTCGATGTCATCAGCTATCTGCTGGAAAACTGTTTCCGGGTCGCGGCCCTGCTCAATGATGACCTGCGACGGCGATGTGAAGCCGCCGCGCACTTCTGTCACCTTCGCAGTGGCGTCTGACTTGGGGTCAACCCATGCCCAGCGACGGCCCTGCCACTTGGTTTGCTTGTATATGGCAATCTTCGAAGCGGGCAGCGGCTTGCCGTATTTGTTCGTAATCTTTTCTGACAGCAGCGCGATTTTAAGCCAGTCTTCGAATACGGGCTGGCATAGCGCTTCAATCATCCATTCCTGCAGCTCTTTCCAGTTGTCGCGTTCATCCATCTTGCCGTCGCGGATGCTGGAAAAATTCACGCCTTCCAGGTCATTGGACAGGCTGTTATAGGCAACACCCCAGCCGGTACACGCACCGCGCAGCATGAATTTACCGAACACGGCCATTTCACCGTTAGGATACTGCGGGTCCCACTTGGCAAGCTCTGCGCCTTCCGGTAGCTCATGGAATGACAGTGGCTCTGCGTTGATACTTCCAGCGATGTCATCACCTTCATCAGCTTCAGGGCCAAAGCCTTCGCGATACTGGATAAAACCCATTTTCGACGCTGACGCGCGAGCGTTCTGCACCGCTGCATCCTCGAAACCCTGCAGGTGATGCATGCGGAACAGTCCGGTTGCGGTCCAGGGGATGCCGCGCCGCTGGCTGGCCATTTCCTGGACGAAACCGTGAATCACTTCATCGGCAGGAACGCGAACGAACCCCTTGCCGCTGATGCTGTAGTAAAAATATGAGTCGAATTCGTCAGTACTGGCGAAGTGGTAAGCGATGGGCCTGCCGTAACGGTTGAATTCGATGCCGTTTCGGATGAAATTGCCGTTATCGCCGAATTTGTAATTTTCGTAACGCACCTGCAGGCGCTGCGGGTCAATGACCTGGAGTGCAAAACCAAACGGGCCGCATCCTTCGCCGCGCACCTTGCGAAAAATAAATTCGCCATCACGCGCAGCATGTTCGATTGCAAGCGCCTGCAGGCCACGCCAGGACAGTCCGCCTGTAACGTCACAATTGCCTTTCTTGCCCCATTCTTCCCATGCGGTCTCGATGGCGTCGTTAGCGTTCCTGTCCTGCTTGCCGTTGGTTAGCGTCGCCTTTGCCTGTAGGCGGATTCCATGCGGGCCGACGATGTTCTGACGGCAGCGGCGCACGTAGCCGCGAACGTAGTCGTTGTTAGACCATTGCTCGCGAGAACGGGCCACCAGGACAGGCTGGCGCAGCGTGATAAACTGGTCTGGCGGCATCGGCGTAACAGACCACTGGTCGTTCTGACTGACGAACGAACCCTTGAACATGCCGGACAGCATTCGGCCCAGAAACTTACGGCGCGGCGCTGTCGTGCGTTCGTCAGAAATTGGTGCGCCTGGTGTTGCTGGCGGCGATGAATCAGCGGCGCGACGGCCAAAGAATGGAATTTTCATTGTTGTCTGAACACCACATGGACGGCACGCCCAAAGCGACGTTTACCGCGTCTGGCTGCTCTTTCGCGCGCTACCATGGTGGCGTAGTACGCGCGCAGCTTCAGCAAGTCGGCAATTGGCGTGCGCCACAGTTCGCGATTGTTGATCATGTAGCGCTGTTGATCCTGGGTGGCTCGCTTCGCCATTACGGCGTCAATCGCAGACAGCGCGATTTCTGCCTGAGAGCGGCCATCATACGGCGTATTAATTGCAGCCAGGTCAGGCAGCACTTCCAGTTCGCCGCTACCGGCTTCCAGCGTGCTGGTACCGTTGGTGACGCGAAGGCTGAACCAGTACGCGCCAGCATTCCACTGCGCCGTCGTGGCAGCGTCATCCTGGAAAACGTGTGCCGTGCCGTCAGCGGTTGCCGTCAGGTTGATTGCCTGCGGGCCGCGAAGCACCGCGGACAGCTGCCAGTCAGGCGCCGGATAGTCGGACAGCTCAAGCCGCGCCTGAAAATCCAGGCCAGCGGTGATCTTGTCGGGTAGGGTGGCGCAGTTCATTAATTACCATTTTGTTGCCCATGTTCCACCTGATTGCCTGGCTTGCATGGCGCGTTTTGTACGAATAACGCGCTGATTGTCCTGTTTAGGTGCCTTTTGTTCCTCTTGTGGGATTTCCGTAACTGGTTTTGGCGCTTCCTGCGGCTGTTGCGGCTGTTCTGCGCGCTTTATCGGCAGCGGCTGAGGTACAGGCTGGCCAGCGTGCAGACGTTCAGCCAGTCGCTTCAGGTTCGGCTGGACGATCTTCAGCGCGGCGAACGAGTACACGCGCGTATCAAGCGCCTCGTTTCGTGCGCGATCCGGCTTAGTCCAGTTGCGAACAGGGAAGCCCTTCACATACTTGGTAATCAGCTTTTCAGCGGTCAGCTGCTGGAAATATTCGGCGTCGGCATCTTCACTAAAATGGCAGTAGCCTGGACCGGTTTTTGATCCGTTTAAACGGCGCATGACGATCAGCTTTGCTTCATCAACGCCTACCAGAAACAAGTCTACCTTGCGCGCATTCTTGCCGGACTGCTTGCGCTGCGGCTTCTCGACAATCGGACGCCCCCAGCCTGCAACGCCCTTCACGCCGAACACGCGGCGGCCAGTCTTGCCGCGCAGCCAGTCATAGGCCGTTTGTGTGTATGAATTCGTGCCGCCAGTATCCAGGCATGCGCCGCCGATACGCAGCATTGCGCCGCTTTCGTGCTGGAATTCTTCGTTTAGAACGTCCTCCAGGTCCTGCCATACGTCAGGCGCGAGCGGGTCGCCCCATAAGACGCGGTAGTCAATGCGCCATGATTCCTCACCAACACCCCAGCCGGTGATTTCCACTTCCAGGCGGTCGGTCTGCGCGTCGATACCTGCAGACAGCCACACCGCACCCATGGGCACCTGTGCTGAGTACACTTCGCGCCGCTGCATCAGGCTGTCAGCGTCTGCCTTGTCGCCTTTTTCCTCCCACGTTTCGCCAAGCGACACGTTTACAAAAACCTGCAAGTCACCGGTTGCCAGCTTGTTCAGGTAGGATTGCACGATGTCGCGCAGACGGCGGAACGTAGAAAGCATTTCCGGCGCGTGAAAGGATGCATGTCCCTTGAATGGCCTTGTCGCCTTCCAGCCGTAGCCCAGCCTTTCGGCGTTGCGAATGGCTGCGATACGCTGGCCATCGTCCCACAGGCAGCCGCAGCACTCGCACGCATACATAGCGC